TCTTTAATAAGTTTTTGATTATCTTTTAAAAAATTAATATCAGAAGCGTAATAATTTACTATTTGTTCTGATATTTTTTTAGACACATCATTATCTGTATTAAAACAAAAAGAGTAAATTGAATTACATGAACTATCAATTGTATTAATAAGTTCTAAATCAGTTGATATATTTTTTTTTAACTCATGTTTATCTTTGATATAATATATTGGCATCTTAAAATAATCATTAATTTTACAAACTATACTAGAATCTTCCGCTTTCATTATATTTAAATTTATAATAGAAATATAATGAAAATTTTTAACGAATATTTTTATTTACCAATCAAGAATTCAAGACTGCCTGGCATTTCAGAAATTTGAGTTGAATAATGTTGCTCAATTTCTTTTAGTTTAGCTACATCACGTCTAGTAATCATATTAATTCCGATTCCTTTTCTACCCCAACGACCAGATCTCCCAATTCTATGAAGATATGTGTTTACACATTTAGGTATATCAAAATTAACTACAACACTAACTTGTTGAATATCAATTCCTCTAGCAGTAACATTTGAAGAAATTAATACACGTGTGCGTCCAACTCTAAAATCTTCAAATGAAGTTGCTCTTTCCTCTTTATCCATACCACTATGAATTCGACATACAGAAAAATCATCCTCTTTCATAGCTTCATATAAATCTTGAACACGTTTAACACTATTACAATAAATAATACTAGAGCTTATTGACATTAAACTATACAGGTCCTTTAATGTTGAGTACTTTTGTCTATCATCATCAACCGCAATGTAGTACTGAGCAATGCCTTCCAAGGTTAACATTTCACGTTTAACACTAACTCTAACAGGATTTCTCATAATTTTCTCAATAATAGCATTAATGCTATCAGGAAGAGTAGCGCTTACTAAAGCTACTTGAATAGTGCTGCTAAAATATTGAAAAATATTATAAACTTGATCCTTAAACCCAGCTGATAACATCTCATCAGCCTCATCAAGAATAACAAGTTTAATTTTTTTAGACGAAATTCTGCTACGGCGCATCATATCAAATACTCTACCAGGACATCCACAAATAACATGAGGAGTTTTCTTATTTGAAAAAGTACTACCTTCTTCAACAATTGATCCTCCATATAGAGTTTGAACTCTTAAACCTTCCATCATACTTCCTAACCCTGTAAAAACCTTTGCTGTTTGAATGGTTAGTTCCTTTGTGGGAGATAAAACTAAAACCTGAGTGTTATTATCTGTTACATCAACATTTGCTAATGCTCCAATAGTAAAAGTAGCTGTTTTACCAGTTCCAGATTGTGCTTGGATAACAATATCTTTTCCCAAGATTAGAGGTTTAATAGCCTGTTGTTGGATTACACTTGGATTCTCAAAACCATAAGAATAAATTCCTCTTAATAATAAGGAATTTATTTCTAACTCATCCCATGAGTTAATTTTAAACGAAGGGTCTAATACCACATCGTTTACATCACGCGCTTCAATAACTTCAGTTTCTGTAGTTGACATTTATAATATATTATGTCTATATCTATTTAAGTGTATTTACAAATATTAATATATTTAAAAAAAATTGATATAAATAATACATATTATATTATAATACATATCAGAATGGCAAAAATAATGAAACACATATATACTCTTGAAAAAATTAATGAGATCCTATATCAAGGGTTTGAATATAAACTACCTGATGAAACTCTTGATATTATTTCAAATTTATCGTCAGAAGTAGGTTCACCTGATTATATTAAAACCCCTGTTTTTCAAAAGAGGGAAAATCCAATGAAGGTTGAACCAAGTTCTTATGTTAAAGAGTCTAGTGGAGGTGGAGGTGGAGGGAATAAAAAACGTCGTGGAAAGGCAAATGAAATCGTTAATGATGAAGACTGGGAGAGCTTAAGAACCTTTCAGACTACTAAAATTGAGGAAAAAACTGGAATTGATACTCAAATTGATAATATTCGTGTTAATTTAAATAAAATGTCTGATAAAAATTATATTGACATGCGTAATAAAATTATTGAAATTATTGAAAATTTAATTGTTGAAAATATTACAACAGAGGAAATGGTTCGTGTCAGTTCTATTATTTTCGATATTGCCTCGACTAATAGATTTTATTCTAAAATGTATGCTGATTTATATTCTGATTTGTCGACTAAGTATGATGCGTTAAAAAATACCTTTGAGAACAACTTTAAGAAGTTTGTTGATTTATTTAATATTATCGAATATGTAGATCCTAAGGTTAATTATGATAAATTTTGTGAAATTAATAAGGCTAATGAAAAGAGAAAAGCATTAGCATCATTCTATTTAAATTTAATGATTAATGGAATTATTGATAAAACTCAAATAATGGTAATTACTAGAAATCTATTAGATCAAATTTATAGATACATTTCTGTAGAAGATAAAAAGAATGAAGTAGATGAACTTATTGAAACCATAGCAATTTTATATAAAAAAGATATTTATGAAGATGATGATGGTGATAATTATGACCAAATTGACGGATTTACAATTAGTGAAGTTATTGAGAAAATTGCTAAGAGTAAAGTAAAGGATTATAAGAGTCTAACAAATAAAGCATTATTCAAATTTATGGATTTAATTGACATGTAAATTAAATTATAATTAATAACAAAATATATTATAAATTTTTTTGTTATTAATAACTATATCTTTAATAATTATTTAAATAATAAATAAGATATTTAAATAATGTCAAACAATACAAGCATTAATGAACAAAATATGGCAATTTCTTATTATCTTGAAGAAATTGAAAATCAAGAAAAGGAAGAAATAAATATTGAAGAATTTATGACTGAAATTGAAAACTCAGAATTAACAGACGATTTGACTGTTACACAAATGGTAAATTATCGCGAGAACTTTACTGTTAAAGATTTATTACTAATTTGTGACTATTATGGTTTTGCTAAGGAATTAAAAAATAATAAATGTAATAAAGAACAAATTATTGAAATTCTAGTTTCATTTGAATCTGATTTAAATAATTATGAAGTTATATTTAAAAGACAAAATTTGTGGTTTTATATGAGCGAACTTAAAAATGATAAATTTATGAAGAAATTTTTATTATGGTAAAGAAATATAAAATATTTTGTATTTGTATTAAATATAAAATATTGTAATAAAATATAAATGGTATTATCAAAACTAAATAGCGATGTAAGTTATCCTGAACTAAAAAGTGTGGATTCGGGAGATTTAAAAACTGAAGCAAATTTGTATCAATTAGAAATAAAAGAAGTTGATATAATTGTGGCTATTGGAAACGCAAAAAATACTTTTGAAGATAAAAATATAATATACTTTCCCATTTATTTAGTTAAATATAACAATAAAGTTGTTCAAATTGGTGTTTATGAAATAAAAGCATCTGATTATTTGAGTTATTTGGACGATTATAATAATCTTGATGTAGAAAAAATGGAAGATCCGTTAATATATTCATTTGCCACTAAAGAATATATAAATAAACTTCATTTAAAACCAGATGTACCCCTTAGAAGGATTGAAGGTGTTGATAAAGAAGAAGGTGAACTTACTGAATCTGAAGGCGAGAGTGAAGAAGAGGAAGAAGTTGATTATAATGAATATTATGAAATACCAAAGGAGAGAGATGATATTTTTATAATAACTAAAGGAATTCCATTACCACCGTTATTAAAAGAAGAAACTAAAAAACAAGCAAAAGATTACAGAGAGAAATATCATGAAAGTCCAAAGGATACTTGGATAGAAAAATTTATGAAAAACAAAAATTATAGTCTAGTAGATAATGAAGCTGGTGGTGATTGTTTATTCGCAACTATTAGAGATGCTTTTTCAAGTATAGCGCAACAAACATCCGTACATAAATTAAGAAAAAAATTATCAACTGAAGCAACAGAAAGAATTTTTTTAAATTATAAAGAACTATATGATATGTATAACTCAGCATTAGTTAGAGATACTAACAAAATTAAAGAATTAGAAGCTGAGTATACATTATTGAATCAAAGATTTAATGAAGTTATTGATAGAAATGAACAGAAATTGATTTCAAGTGAGGCTAAAAAGGTAAAGGCTGACCATGACCAACTTGTAAAAGAGAAAAAAATTACTGCTCAAATGTTAAAGGAATATAAATTTATGAAAAAAGTTGATACATTAGAAGCATTTAAAAGTGAAATTAAAAAATGCGAATTTTGGGCAGATACATGGGCTATATCTACATTAGAAAGAATTCTTAACATTAAATTTGTTGTTATGTCAAGTGAATTATATAAAGCAGGTGATACTAAAAATGTATTACAATGTGGTCAATTAAATGATACTATTTTAGAACAGCGTGGAAGATTTACACCTGAATTCTATATTATTATTGATCACACAGGAGACCATTACAAACTTGTTGGATATAAGAAAAAATTAATATTTAAATTCTCAGAAATACCATATGATATAAAGAAAATGATTGCCGAAAAGTGTATGGAAAAAAATGCGGGACCATTTGCTATTATTCCTGATTTTCAGAAATTTAAAGCAGGTCAAACAAAAAGTGTAATTAAGGAAGCCCAATATGAAGATATAACTGAAAGTAAATTAAGAGGGTTATATAACGATGATATTGTGTTTCAATTTTACTCAAAGTCTGTTGGAAAACCACTTCCTGGAAAAGGTAATGGAGAGAAAATTCCTAATGAAAGAATGAAGGAGTTTTCTGAATTAGCTACTATACCAGATTGGCGTAAGAAGCTATCCAACTTTTGGGTTGAACCCTTCTCTCTAGATAATCATCAATGGTCTTCAGTTGAACATTATTATCAGGGTTCAAAATTTAAAAAAACACATCCAGATTTCTATTTGAGTTTCTCTCTTGATTCCGGAACAGATTTATCTAAGGATCCTGCTATGGCTAAAGCAGCTGGTAGTAAAAATGGTAAATTTAAAGGTGAACTTTTAAGACCAGTTGAAGTAACAATAGATTCAGACTTTTTTGGAAAAAGACAATCGAGAGAAATGTATAATGCTCAGTTTGCTAAATTTACACAAAATGAAGATTTAAAAAAACTTCTATTATCTACAGAAGATGCTAAGTTAACGCATTTTTCAAGAGGTGCTGAGCCCGAAGTATTTGATGAACTCATGTTAGTTCGTGATAAAATTAAACGAAATGAAATATAAATTAGTAATAAATATTTATAAATTGTAATTAATTATAAATATTTATTTTTTACTGAAGAAACAAGAGCAACATCTTTTTGATATCAACCCTGATTGTAAACTTAATAATGAAATACATGAGTCCATTAAGGCATTAAATTGGTTTAAAAACTCGTCTTGTTTGCTTGGGTCTACTTTTATTCTTCTCTCTTTAATTAAAACATGAACTATAAATTTAATGATCTCAGCACAAATTGCTGAACGTTTTTCAGTAGATATTTTTCCAATCTTTAAACTAAACATAAATTCATAAAGTTTTTGAATTATGGTAATTAAATATGGAATATCATTGGAGTCAATTTTTCCATCTTTCATAATTTCAAACATTGCTTTTTCAATATCATTTAATAAATTAGGTGAATTATTTACCAAACTATTTAAGATATCAATATATTCCTTATTTAGTATGTAAGTTTTTTGCTTTATCTCTTCTTTAACAAGTTCAATTAAATTTTTAGGAACTTGAATGGCAATAACTTCATCAATTTTTTCTTTAATTTCTTCTTTAATTTCTTCTTTAATTTCAGTTAAATTTGAAACTTCATCTAAAATTAGTCTCTTTTCTAATTCAGGTGTTTCATGTGTTTCAGGGTTCTCTTTTTCTAAAATTACAGGTTCAGTAACAGGTTCAGTAACAGGTTCAGTAACAGATTCAATAAGAGTTACAGTTTCTTCTGAAAAAGTGTTTACAGGAGGTTCTTCAACAACATTTTCAGTTGTATCTTTAGTTTTTGCTGTCCTTTTTTTCTTTTGAGGTGTAGACATATTATTATGTCTTAATATATTTTTTTTAGTTATTTAACTATTTATTTTAAAAGACAATTACTACCCTGTTCATTTATTTTTGCAGTATTATTGTTTGGACAACAACCATATCTAGTGCCAGCACAACCGCCAATTGGTTTTGGTCCTGGAACTGGTGGTGGTGGTACATATTGCGAGGGATAATAACCCGGACCAGGTCTATAACCAAGACAATTTGTTCCATAATAATTTATTTTTGAGTCAACACCATTTGGACAACATCCAAAAGAAGTTTGAGAACATGAAGCATCTGTTGATTTAGTAGTTGAAATTATGGTTATGTTATTTAATACAATCAAAATTAAAAGAATAATTGCTAAAACTGTAATTATTGAGCTATCCATATATATTTTACATTTAAAAAAATATTAAGACAAATTATTAAAAATTAATAGAACAATATAGTAAATGAAGCTATCAAAAAATAGTAAACAACTTATGTTATTTTTTACAAAAAATAAACATATAAATAATATTAAACAATCTAAACGCACTGATACTATACTTACTGAACTGTATAATGATATTATGAATGCTTATAAATATTTACAAACTTTAAAACATAAGGGTCAATATTATACTGTTACAACTAAAAAAGTTTTGACAGCAACACAAATATCTAAGCCACAAAATTTTAATTCAAATAGCTTTCCTGAAATAGTCCGTAAACATATTGACGAACTAACTATGTCTGAATTAACATATCATTTTTCTCTCTATGGTAGAAATATCAAAATACATTTTATAGTTGAAGATGACAATGTTGAGTTACAACTAGAAACTTATAATAAACATGTTGATTCTATCATTATGTGGTTATATATATTAAATCAATATGCCTCTAAACAATGCGCAAATTCATTAGTTATATATTTATATTTTACTTCTCTCGAAAAACGAATACCAAATTCAAATATTTTTATACTTGATGAAATAAATGTAAATACAGCATTTACAACTACATGTCCAAAAGATTCAGAAATAGTAGTATTTAGAAAAGAAGAATGGTTTAAAGTTTTTATTCATGAAACATTTCATAATTTTGCTTTAGATTTTTCAGATATGAATAATAATGAAGCAAATAAATGTATTTTAGATATATTTAAGGTAGAATCGAATGTAAATTTATATGAGGCATATACAGAATTTTGGGCTGAAATTATGAACGCATTATTTTGTAGCTTCTTTTCATTAAAGAATAAAAATGATATAGATGATTTTCTCTCTAATGCTGAATTCTTTATTAATTTTGAAAGAACATTTAGTTTCTTTCAGCTTGTAAAAACACTAGACTTTATGGGTTTAACATACAAAGATCTGTATTCAGAAACAGAACGTAGTCGAATGCTTAGAGAGAACTTATATAAAGAAAAAACAAATGTGTTATCGTATTATATTATAAAAACAGTACTAATAAATAATTATCAGGGATTTTTATCATGGTGTAAAACTAATAATCTTTCTCTCTTACAGTTTAAAAAAACTATCAAAAACCAAAGCGATTTTTGTAATTTTATAGCAAATCATTATAAAAGTAGTAGTATGTTAAATGGTGTAACAGAAACAAAAAGTTTTTTAAATGATATACGTAAAAAGAGTAAAAAAATAAATTTATCATATATTTTATCAAATTTACGTATGAGTATTTGTGAATTAGGGTAAATCCTTAAATTTTTCCTTCATTAAACATTTTTAAATGTGTTTTACAATAATTTTCTCCAGGTAAACATTTTATTAGACAACAATTATTATTTTTATTTTTTTTAGAGCATAAATATCTATAATGTCCAGTTCCAATTGAACGTTTATTAGCTCTCCATGCTTCGCTAGCCTCATCAAAGTCAATATTGACTTCATATAATGCCGAGTTTTCGTAATTTGTTTGACTTCTTGTCTTCATTCTTGTAGCAGTATATTTATTGAGTTAGAGAGAAAATAGTATTTCAATTTTATTTTTAAAAAATATAAATATAAAATTATTTGAATTATATTTCAATATTTTAAAATAAAATTGAAAAAAATTAAGTTAATTATATAATTATAACAAACACAAACACAAACAAAAAGACACAATGGGAATTAAACATTTAAATAGGTTCTTCAAGGAGAACGCAGGAGAATCAATGAAGTTTATGTCTATAGCAGATTTATCTGGTAAAAAGATTGCTGTAGATATAAGCATTTATATGTATAAATACGCATCTGATGATATATTAATTGAAAATATTTATCTAATGCTATCAATATTTAGGTATTATAATGTAATTCCTATATTTGTTTTTGATGGTAAACCTCCTACTGAAAAAAAGGAACTACTTCAAAAAAGGCGACAAGATAAGAAGGCAGCTGAAGAAGAATATAATAAACTTAAAACTAAATTGGGTAATAATGAGGGCATGGATGATATTGAGAAACAAGATATAATTAATAATATGGATATGTTAAAAAGAAGATTTGTAAATATTAATAAGAATGACATTGAAAATGTAAAGGAACTTATTAGATCATATGGTGCTACTTATTATGACGCACCAGGTGAAGCGGATGAGTTATGTGCAATGTTAACAATTAAAGGAAAGGTATGGGCTTGCTTAAGCGAAGACATGGATATGTTCGTTTATGGTTGTCCACGAGTTATTAGATATCTTAGCTTATTAAATCATACTGCTGTTATTTATGATATGAAAGGAATTCTTGAAAATTTGGGTGTAACTCAAAAGGAATTGAGAGAAATTTGTGTATTATCAGGAACTGATTATAATAGTTTGAATGATGAATCTAAAAATTCACCTACATTATACACTACATTAAAATATTTTAAAAAATTTCATAAAGGTAAAAACAATATTGAGTTTTATGATTGGCTAATTGAAAACACAGAATATATTAAAGATAGTGAAAATCTTAAAAATATATATAATATATTTGATTTAAATAACGGTCATTTTAATATTAAAATTTTTGAAAATATTAAAATAATTAATGGACCAATTGTTAAAGAAAATATTAAAAATATTTTAATAACAGATGGGTTTTTATTTCCTGAAAAAATACAAAATTAAAATATAAATTTTTTTTCTATTTAAAATTATGATTTTATTATTATATACAATGATAGATTTATATAATAATAAATATGATAGACAAACTCTAAAAGATAATATTTACGCTGTTAAACTTCTTGATATTTTAAAAACGCAGATAATTGATGTATCATTTGCTGTTCGTTATATATTAAATTCAAAATATCAATTTCACGAAGAAGATAATATTACAGCTCCAACTGTTTTAAAATATCAAACGCATATTACATATGATGAACTTCAACTAGCATTACAAGAATATGATTCGGATGATGATAGTGTAGATGATTTTGAAACTGTGGCAAATAGAGAGAAATAATCTTAAATAAAAACTGTTGTATCTATATTTTCAAAAGTTCCACATGAAAATTGAGGTATTTGATCATATTGAGATGTTTTCAATAAATTACGCATATTAACAACTAGTTCTCTCCAACTACAATTTGGTTTTTGTTTTAATGCTTCTAATAAAGACCAAGTCATAGCACCATTTGCTTTATTATTTATAAAAGCATCTGCGCTAGTTTGATAATCAGTACATCCACTAATCATAAATACATCTCCATTTGTTTCTAATTCTTTAATATTTTCAGTAAATTTATCATAATTAAGACTATCTATATATTGATACCTTAAATCTAAAACTGAACCGCTGAAACAGCTATCAAACATACCAAATAATGTAACATTAGGTTTTAAATTTTGTTGAATAATAGTTTTTAGTTCATCATCTAGGATCATATTAAAATCACAAGGGACAATTAATTGATCATAACCTGTTTTTTCATCTCCATTTTTATCTATAGCATAAGAACCATGACCACTATATAAGAAAAATAATAAATCTCCTGCTTGAGAGTTAACTAGCAAATTTGTAAATTCTTTTAAAATATTTGCTTTTGTAGCTTTCTGAGTTGTTATGTCAGTAAGAACAGTTATATTATTAAAACCTTCTTTACTTATTCTCTCTTTAATTGAATTTACATCATTAATACAACCATATAATTCATTAGATGTTCCTGTGTAGTTAATACCAATTA